ATGCTCTTCTATCTATAAGTCATAATTACATGAGACATGGACTAAGAACTCACATAATATGGACTGTATAGCAATATAAATTAGACGATTGTGTTAGCACTCTCGTCAAGGAACTTAGCTCTGTCAGCATAATTCTGTACAGGAATAGCTCTATCATAGATGAGTGTACAGGTTATCTGACGAGATGCATTTCCTTCCTGATTGAAGTCACCTAACTGGAGATTGGAGAGCCATACTCCATCTAACTCCCATGAACGGAGATTAGTACCAGCAGGATCATACTCATGTAGATATGCAGTCTTCTTATAATCCTTAGCAAGACCAATACACTGATTGCTAGGATTATATACACATGACTGCCATGTACTGAGGATATTCTCAACATCGATACCAATGAAGTCATTAAGGACAATCTGAGAATCAGGGAACTCAGGAAGTCCAGCAAACTTCACCTTATTGTTGCCATATGCGATATTAATACTAGATACATTGATCTGAGGAGCTGCATAGCTAGCTACAGAAAGAGTAATTAACTGACCAGCCTTACCCATATCTAATATCTTACCAGTACCAGCAGGTTTTAACTTAGATAGTCCAGCAATCTGAACTTCGAAGTTATTAGTTCTCTGAGGCTCAAAGCCAGAGTGATTAACCATGTGGTAGGTACCCATCTGATGAGGACGAGTAACAGCAGTACTATCAGTTATAGCTCTGTCATCATTCCAACGACTAGCACTTTCATCGTTATAAGGACGAGATTTGTTACTTAAATCAGCCATGAATTATATCTCCTTTTCTATTAGATTTCAGAGACTACTACTGTCTCAGAAGCATCATTGATATATACTACATCATTATTTAACTCGAATGTGATATCGAAGTTCTCAGCAGCACGAGAAGGAGAGATTCTTACAATACCCTTTACAGTGTTTCTAGCAATCTGCTCAGTAGTATTAGTATTAGAATCCATAATGATTTCATAGTGAAGGATACCATCATGAGCCTTAATATTCTCGAGGAACGGAGTCAGCTGTCCGCAGAACTCAGACCATGTATGGACATTATTGCCTTCGAATGTGAGACCAAGAGAGATATCAAAGATTCTCTTCTTGATATCAATGGTAACTAGGCGTACTCCAATCTCACGAAGAGCAGAAGTCCAGTTACGAGTATTAGGATCAATAGCATATAGAGTTCTCTGACCATATATGACATATCCATAGTTACGAAGATTAACAATAGGATTGATAGCAGAATTAGAAGTATATTCAGTATCCTGCCACTTGTTCATCAGAGTCTCTCCGATCTGATACTGCGCAGAGACAGCATTACTTACACTACCTCTATTCACTCCTGCAGGAATCTGCCATGTGAATGATCCTCTCTTGATAGACTCAGCTAGAGTATACAGGAATACATAGCTAGGCGGACACCACATATATTCATTAGATTCAGGAGAGAGCTTGTAGATCCAAGGAGCATATGCAGCAGCATACGATAGCTTGGTACCAGACTTCAAGTCCTCGAAAGCTCTATATAGATTCATCTTCTCAGAATCAGAAGTAGCTACAAACGGAATATCAAAGATAGCAAGACAGTCACTTCTAGTATATGCAGCATCAAGCATATCATTGTAAATCTTCTTAGAGCTTACCTTCCAACTAGTAGAATCTAGAGAGCTGCAAGTATATCCACCAGATGTTATGAACTTGACATCATAGATATATTTGTCTTTCAATACCTCATAGATGTTATTACTATCATCTTCAAGATAAGTAATAATGTCATTATAGGTAGGATCGCTAGCATTAGTAGAGCTTAGCTTCTCATAGCAAGTAAGTGCTTTATCAGATCCATTTACTGTCTTCACATATACAGTGAAAGGAATAATTATAGCAACTTCATCAGAGTCTATCTTATTATCAGAATCGCTATCAGGAACTAATTCTATCTCCACATTATTGAAATAGGTATTGATCTTATTGCACAGAGTAATGAGACTAGCTTTACTAATAGTTCCACTCTTTCCATCTGCACTTACACTAGTCCATAGACTATTACCATTCTCATCTACAAGTCTGTAGGTCTCATATGAGAAGTTAGAAAGACCAATAATATGATCAGCATTAGTCTTATCCTTATCAGTTCTAGTAGTACCATTGCAATAGAATATCTTAAGCTCATCTTTATCAAGAATGTAGTAGATATTATTTGCATATGATCCAGGGTACTTAGCTTTGATAATAATGGTATTCTTAGTTGTAGTATCGCCACCACTAGTTATAGATCTCTTAATTGCTCCAGATACAGGAGTAGCAAAGCTACTAGGAACTATACGTCTATATAGAACTGAGAATCCTGCATCTATTAAGTTATATGCATATTCCCAAGGACTAATAACACCATCTCTGATAGAACCATTAGCAGGAGCATGATTACCAAACGTATCAACGAAATCTCGTATGTTAGTAATCAAGATAGGCTCATCATATGATCCCTTAATAGCAGTACCAGGAATGAACACAATATTATCTCTAGTATTTACAGCACTGTATAAAGTATTATCTACTTCAGCTATGCTAATTCTAGGCATTTATGATTCCTCACTTTCATTAATATTATCTTCAGCATCAGAAGTTTCAGATACAGTATCATTCTCTACTGATGACTTTCTACGTCTTCTCCTCTTGGGGATTACAGGAATATCAATATCGGTACTAGTAGAAGTATTATGAAATACAGAAATTATTCCTAGCCTTTCGAGAGATCTTATATCCTGATCATAATCAGATTCATTGAGCTCTCGTGACTCTCCAGGCTTAATTATGTATCCCTTTACTGAAATAGTACCATTTGCTCTATTTACTATTAACAAAGCAGATACCTCCAATTAATTATTTTCATCTCTAGGTTCTCCTTTTACGAGAACATCCACATCTATAACAGTGGGACCTCTAGATGTAGATTTCCACAGATATGCATCATCAGTATAGAATGATATTGTCTGTCTGAAATATTCTCCTCTATTCATGTGATTTACTATATCAGAATTGTCCTCTATGTCTTCCATAAAGAAGATATTGAACTTATGATGATATGGTACATTATCCTTACTACCATATGGTATTTCGACATTGAGAGTAGGATGAGTACTATAATAGAAGATTAACTCTCTCATTATATTATCATTCTCTTCTCTAGTCTTAGTCCATACATCCATCTGATACATTATGCTCATTGGAATAGCTTGGAGATTAACATATTTATCAGTATTAGTATCATCATCTTTTACATGAACTAGAAGAGTTCCATCGAACTTCATTGTATGAGGTCTACTACCTGATAGTGACCATCCTCTTCTAGAGATACTAACTGCTGGTAGCTCTATTGTATCCTTATCTATTCTAGCTAGTAATCTGAATACATTCTCAGGAGGGACAATATGTATACGATTATCCTGAAGAATATGTCTGAGATCTCTTACAATAGCTTCATCATATTTATATACACTCATACTATCGTAACTACCTCACTTACTGTTATCTTCCTAAGTCTTAGAGATACATATGACTTCCAGTAGTCATTTATTCTCTTCTGATACTTCATGAATATCTTGCTTATAAAGAATGTACCATTATATAACTCATTACCTCTATCTAGGAATCTTGCTACTCTTTCTATAGAAGTATATGAATTAGGAAGAATTACTGAATTATCTACTGATATCATATGTCTTCCTTTTCTTAAATTGGTACATACAATACTATCCACTATTAGATTAACTAGTTTCTTCATGTCTATCTTACGTGGAGTTCTTTTCCAGATTATCCAACTAGATTTGATTAGACTATCCTCATACAAACTAAGCTTATAATAGTTGACATTGTTAAGAATATCAGACTTTATCTCAGACACTAGCATATTACAGAAATCATTGACTATGCTCAATTCCTCTTTATCTTTACTAGTTATCTTAAATATTATCTTCATATCTTCTCATCTATCTTCAGATAGTTATATCCACTATCATTCCTGTTGTCAGGAGCATCATTATCAGGCTGATCATTAGTAGTCAAATGATTATAGTTTGTATTAGAATAATCATTATTCTCTTCTTTTGTATCAAATATAGGTGCAAGCATACAGGTGAAGCAATCAGGATACTCTAACAAAGTAGTTATGAATGTTATCTTGAACTTTCTAGCTCTAGCAAACTCAGAGAATGGAGGTATCTCTATCACACATTCTGTAGCTAAATTAGGAGTATCCATAGGCACTTGTACTAAATATGGCTTATCATCAGGAGTTTCTGATACCCATCCCATACGTCTTAGCGTAGTTACCTTAGGATTCTCAATAAAAATAACATTCATCTCTATAGGCTCAGATAACTTAGACTTGAACTCTGCATGTATAGAGGTATCATAATTATTCACATATCTGTAGAATACTTTAATGCCTCTTAGCTTAGCAGCTTCTTTGAAGAAAGATCTGAATAATCGTGAGTCTTTATTAGTTAGCTGACCCATTATCCTCACTCTCCTCATCAGAGTTATCTATATTGAGCTCTAGATCTTCATCATCATTATCTTCATTGTCATTAGTATTAGTATCAGGAATATCCTTCTTAGGTACTTCCTTATCATCCTTAGACTTTCTAGGTCTGCCAGGAGCATTGATATAGAACTCGTCTTCATCAAGATGATAGATACTTCTTATCTCTTCTATATTGCTCTTTATATAGCTATTCACTACTGATGCAAGCTTTACTAGCCATCTCTTATTAGCTAGGAGATATGTCAGATGCTTACACATAGAACCTATATTGTCATCAGGATTAGTCCTCTTAGCAGGACGAGTCTCAGGCTCTCCATACTTGTATCCATACTTAGTAGCCCAGTATGCATATCTATATTTGAAGTCAGCACATTCGCAGTCAACTAGGATATCTGTCTTATCAATAGCTTGAGTAATAGCACGTATAACCGATTGAAGAGTTACATTGTGCTTAGGCTGCTTACCTACTACTTCTATTAGCTGCTGAATTATACCATTATATGCAACTATACAATGGTAGTCTCCTACTTTTACTCGAGACACTAGGTAGTCCTTTGATATAAGACTATCTGCATCTATCTCTTTCTCAGAAGAAGCATGATATCCTAGTCGCTTATTATATCTAGTAGGAGACTGTGCTTTCATCTTTCCTACTAGATCCTTACGACCTATCTCATCAAGTCTGGAGTGATTAGACACTCTATTCATATTCAACTTCATATCTAACCACTCCTACTTAATTAGTCATAAAAGTTACAATCAAGACTGCTATCATTATCCAGGTAATCAATAGCTGTCTCAAAGTCAGCATCCTTCAGATCATTAACTATCTTCTTAGCTTTTCTCAGAGCAACAGAGAAGTTGTAAGAACTAGTGCTATCATACTCAAAGAATGACTCACTACTTACAGATACATATACGCTACATTTGTTATCTGAGCTACCAGTAACAGCAACACATATGTCTTTGCTATTGCTACTATTTCCGAAGAATAGAGGAGGATACTTACCACCAATCTTATCTTCATCAGAGAAATCTAGTCCATATCCTTGATAGTCATCTTCTGTGAAAGGATGGAATGGACTTACATTAAGTCCATAATAATCCTCAGTTAGCTTGGAAGAAGATTGGATTACTTTCTTCTTCCTCTCTGAAAATTTGCTTTCTTGGATTCGCGTACTAGCTTACCAGAGATCTGAGCTTTCTTACCCTCAGAGATAGTAGTAATAAAGTTATACTTCATACCTACGCACATAATCTCTTTCTTCTCATTGAGCTTGCACTCGAAGATAAACGGAGCAGCCTTACCCTTCTTAGACTCAGACTTGAAAGCACCATCTTCACTAGCTACCATGGTGAATCCCTCAGTCTTAGGCTCGAACTTACCAACTGTCAGAGCTACGTCCTTAGTATTACCAGACTTGAACGTAATCTTACACTCAATCTTCAGCTTCTTACCAGACTTAGTAGCTCCTACAATAGCGAATGACTTAGCATTCTTGTAGTTCTCACGAATAAACTTACTCATGAAGGGATTGAAAGTCTTCTCATTCAGAGAATACTCAGAATAAGCTACTTCAGGCTCTACAGACTCTAGATCCTCATCAGGAATTAGTTCCTCTTCAGGCTCTTCAGGCTCTAGCTCCTCATCAGGAGTCTCTTCATCAGTAGCTTCCTCAGTGGACTCTACCTGACCTACGAGAACATATCCATCAGGGAACTCTCCGCATACAGGACACTCATCTCCATCATGCATCTCAGTATCAGAGAAGAATGTATTACCACAGATCGGACATGTATAGGTATAATCACCAATGTACTCATCAGTAGAAGGAACTTCTCCTTCAGGAGTACCATCAACGATCTCCTGAGCCTCAGCTGCAGCATCAGACACTTCATCTTCAGACATCTCAGGATCTACAACTACGATAGCATCATCTACTACATCGTCAGCAAACTCATCGTCAAGATCTTCTGCATCGTCAAGCTCATCAGTTAGCTCATCGCTCTCAGTAAGCTTCTTAGTAGAAGTCTTCTTAGACTCATTGATAGCCTTCTTAGGACTATTCTTCTTAGCTGCCTGTCTGCTCTCGAGACATGCATTCATAGTACGTTCAAAAATAGAAGCCATAATTTCTTATACTCTCCTTTATATAAATTTTATTAGTCAATAGGTAACAACATATCTGAATTAGATTGCAGATAATTACGTATAGCAGTTAACTCTTGGTCAGCTTCCTGAAGTAACTTATCTCCATCTAATTGATATGTTGCAGATGATAAATTGTACTTACCTCTTACTCTTCCTAACACTTGCTTAGTCATAGCAAGAGATAGCTTCTTCAACCAGTCCTGCCAGTAAGGTCTGAATATCTCTTCAACAGACTCATACTCAGGAGTATATACTAATGTTACTACAGTAGGTAATGCCTGATTAGCATATATGTATAACTTCTCATTGAGATCATCCCAGTGGAAATCAAGATCAGTAGCTAATGTATTCTTATTCTGCATAGCTAGAAGAGATCTAGCATAGTCAGTTAGGGTATATGTATTCATAGCACTCTGTCTTGAATAGATATACATTACATCCTGGAAACCTCCAGGTCCATTAGTATTTCGACCTCTCATTACATATACTACATTTGATATCTTCTTACCTGCGAGATCTATAACATTAGCATATGGAACTGTCATAGTTTCGACATCAGTGATATATCGCTTAAGCTCATTAAATGCCATATTAACTATCTTAGGTATCTCATCTTTTATCTCGATTTCGACTACTCCTCCACCTAAGTTAGTTATGACATAATCAACATAATCAGTGACCTTAAGTCCTGTCTTCATTAAGCATCTTCCTCACTATTAGATACTTCAGTAGACTCGATCTCTTCTCTTCTCCTTCTTCCTCTTCTACGAGGAGCAGGTACATCCTCAGTTAATACAGTACTAGGAGGAGTAGGAATATCATCTACAGCAGGTAGATCAGGAGCAGTGGCTACATTATTTCTAGTAGCAACTTCAGTTATCTTCCTAGGAGTTATATTCTTCTCCCTCTTGAGTCTCTCATATCTGTCATACATATTATCACCACCTATGACATATGGAATTATATAGTAAGATCATATGTCAGGTCAGAATGGAGGAACTAATCCTGACCTGACATGTTATAACCCTATCTATTTAGATAGCTTACGGATTCTCAGGATCTGTCTCAGGAGTCGTGTCTTCAGTAGTAGCATCAGCAGCTACAACAGACAGCTCATCAGTAGCAAGAGACAGGAAGTATGCAAGCTCTTCAGGATACTGAACAGTAATCTGTACAGAATCTCCCTGATGAACAGTGACCCATGTATTAGTCTTATACATCTGAATCTGACGATCAGTATTTCTGTATGCGATCTTCTTCGCAGTCTCATACTCAGCATCAGTCATATCAGCACGAGCTTTGATAGTGCCATCAGCTAACTGATACAGCTTAGATCTCTGGAGAGCACCAGCATCGTCAGCAGCAACAGTCTTAGCATTGTTAGTAATAGTAACTACCTTAGGAGTAGTTAAATCCAGCGTATTAGCCATAACTTATACCTCTCTTAATGTTATTTAGTGAATACAGCTTCTACAGAGCTCTCTATGACAAATCTATTAGACAAGCGGAAGGCTTTCCGACTGAATATTAGAACTGTCTGAGAGCTCTATAGACGAAAATAGAAGTTATCAAGAATTAGTCAGTGATACGACCCTTGATGTACATCTTGCTGTTGAGCATCTTCTTACCATACATGGTAGCCCATCCACGCTGACCACGGAAGTTAGCATCCATGATGAGGTCAGTAGAAGATACAGGCATGTACGGGCAGTAGAATGCACCAGCATCAAACATGTTGTTACCCTTGTAGCCAAGTACGAATACCTTGCTATTGTAGTCAGGGTTAACAAATACCTTGATATTGTCATTGATAGTACCAAGGAAGTGAGGTCCGACAGCAGTGATACCAGATCCCTTGAAGTTTCTCATGTTCTCTACAACAGTAGCAACATCGAGACCACAGATCATGAAGTTAGCCTTGACCTTACGAGTAGCATCGAAGATCTTGTTAGCTCCCTCAGTAAGCTTGATACCGAAGCTATCATAATGATCCTTCAGAGCAATACCAGGAGTGAGAGCACGAGACCAAGTCAGTTCCTGACCAGCATCAGCAAAGTTATACAGATCAAAGGTCAGCTCATTATCGATCTCATGAGCAAGCTCGCCAGTAGCCTGAGTAGCAAGCAGAGTCTCGATGTCCTGACCATACTCCTTCTGAAGCTCATACTGAGCATCGAATGCCCAGAATGCACGGAGGGTACGAGCATGAGCTTCTACAGGCAGAGACTTGAGGTTCAGCTCAATCTCAGGAACATTAGTGAAGCCAGCAGCAACAGGTCCATCAGAACGGATGTCCTCATTGTTGAAGCGATAGGTAACAGCAACAGTAGCATTAGCATTGCTAGAACCAAGATCAAGAGTACCAGCAGGAGTTACAGTAGCATTGATCTTGTTACCCTGATCATCGACGAACTTGCCAGGAGTAGTAGCATCGGGAATATAAACAGTACCACCGATCTCGACAGAGAAGGTACCAGGAAGAACAGGATACCAATTCAGGGTAGCCTTGCCAGCACCATCAAGAGTGATAGCCTCATTATCAACAAGATCGGAAGTGTAGTTACGATCCGAGATACCCATGTTGATAGAGCTAGCAAAAGTATCTCCAGCCTTAGTCTGACCCTTAGACTTGCTATAGTCATAAGAGATGTAGTTGATCATACCTACTCGATTGTCCATGGACTGAACAGCCATTACATCAAATGCAATGAGGTTAGGAACAATAGAGTTTACAATATCAAGAGCATATCTCTTGTACTGACCAATAGAGCCAGGATTGGTAGCTTCTACCATCTTGATACGATTACGAGTCTCTTCGAGAGCATTAGCCAGAGCAGCTTTCTTCTCGAATGTAAGACCATGACCCTGTACTTTCTCGACCATAGCAATACGCTTAGCCCATCTATTGATCAGATATCTAGTCTTCTGATTCATAATATTAGCCATAATATTTATCTCCTTAAGTTAGTATTTTCTTAGATTCTTCTAAGAACCTCATTGTCTGAGCATCTTCAGCACTAGTAGCAGATTTGCTTGTAGATACTTCAACTACTCTCGCAGGAGAAGAAGGCATTACAAACGATAACTTACTAAGTCTATCTTTTCTATCAGATAGCTTACCTACTACTTTATCAATGTCAGATATACTGTAGTTCTCAGGAAGATTATATAGTGCAGTGTCAATAGAAATACCTGATTCTGCACATTTCACTTCTAGGTATTTCTTAGTAGCAGCTCTAGTAGATTCATTGGACTTCTTGAGTCTTTCTTTTAGAACATTAGTAGTCTTACTATTATTCTTCTCAGTAAGAGTAGCTTTAGATTCTACTGACTTAATATTCTCAGTTAGAGACTTAACCTGACCACTTAGACTAGTAACTCTAGATCTTAACTTAGAAATAGTATCATTAGCTTCAGATAGTTTCCTATCATACTCATTTCTAGTACTAGAGAGCTGACTCTCTAGCTTAGAATTTCTTGAGCTTAATGATCTATTAGACATAGTTAATGATCTGTTATGAGTTCTAATATCAGCAATCTCATTATTACTGTTCTCTAATGCAATAGTAAGATCATCGATCTGATCTACTCCTTCTAAGATAGACTCATCTCTATCCCTTAGATCTCGAGTAGCTTTCATAAGTAGCTTTCTCATACTAGATGAAGATTCTGTAAGTCCAGATATTACTTTCTTAAGGCTAGCTATCCTAGTATCTCTAGCAGATAGTTTCTTAGTAAGACTCTCGACTTTCTTCTTACTAGTAGCCAAATCATCTTTGATAGATGAGATATCTTCTCCTTCATTATAGCTACTTATCTTATTGTTGATAGATTCTTTAATAGAATCTAGATTTGGTACATTAGTGGATTCTGCAATCCTTTCAATAGACTTAAGATCAGCTACAGATGTAGCATTATCTATTTCTCTATTGAATGTTTCTAGTAGACTAGATGATTTATGTTCTACAGATTCGATTACAGTAGGACGAGCAGTTTTCACTGCAGGCATTACTACTGCATCATATCCATAGAATACATATGTATCAGGATCTATTATAATTTCTCCATCTCTTTCGATCTCATCTCCTAGACCTCTAGAGGATACTCCTATCTTAGATCCATAATCTAGTAGTTCTTTTAGTATCCTACCATTAGGAGTATCTAATATGTCAAATTCTGCATAGACAATGCCTTCATTTCTTCTGATCTCGAACTTAGTCATTACGATAGCTATCTCTTTTATAGAAGTATCGATTCTGTCCTCAGGATGATCAGCTTCTCCAAAGATAGTTAATGTCTCCATACCTTCTTTGAAGTCATCGCTCTTCTCTACGTTCTCCCATAGCTCTAGAGGATATCTACGATCATTACGAGTCTTCTTATTGAAATCAGAAGCTACTCCAGCTAACTTGCCTAGATAATGTTTACCATCTTTACTTACTCCAGACTCTTTTATGTAGTTAAGCGGAGCTGACTTCTCAGTCAACATTATCTTTCCCACAGAATATTTCACCACACTTTCTAT